TTTCTTCTATTACTTCAGATATTCTCAATGTTCGACTCCTTCTGGTTTTCCTTAATTATCTTTTTAATACCTCTGGAAAATTTAGAAGGATCTCTATGCTTAATACTATTAATAAGTCTATTGCCTAAATTTTTCGCATCATCTGGACTGTAGTTATCATCGATTTGTTCGAGTAAATTAATTGCACCATGAATTAGGTGCTCTGCACGATTTTCAACAACATAATTCTTGCTTCTATCGATTGATATTTGATTTAACTCTTCTAATATACTTTTATGCTTTGCCACATTATCTCCAGCGGTATTGCTTTACTACTATTTATCATTAGAAGTCAGTCTTCTTCAAGAACTCATGCATGGATAATGCTTGGTCAATTGTTCCTTTAGTTTCTTCATCTTCTGCTTTTATTGTATTGCTTCTTTTTAATTGGTCAACTAACCCTGAAGTTGTCATTGTCATTGCATCTTCATCATCTTCTTCTAAATCTTCAATACGCAATGTATCAGGATCAAATTTTAAATCTACTTTACTACCTACACCACTACTAGACCGTGTTTTCATAAATTGTATTTGATATCTTCCACGTTCTCTCATAGCATTACTTGTAAATATACCTACAACATTATCTGCTGTTTGTATTTTACTAATACCACCTGCAATATGATGGTGGTCAAATTCTATTTCTTCTACTGCACCCCTATTTAACTGCGAAGCAGTTACTAATAACATGTCTCTTTCCATAGCAAGATTACGCAACTCTTCAGACACATATTTGTCTTTAATAAATAAATCACTACCACTTACTTTTTGACTAATTGGCATCATAAGATCTAAGTAATCTACTAATAGTGCATCTACTTTTTCGCCACTTTGTATTTCATATTCTCTTAAAAAGACCCGTAAATCATTTGTGTTAATACCACTAGGCATGTTCTTTACCCGTAAATGTCCTGCACCTTTTGCTTTCATACGGACTTTTAAATCAACGTCATCCATATTTTTCATTACTTCTCTAGTGCTATACCCACTTACCATTGCATCTAGGCGCATACTAATAAGTTGCTCACTTAATTCTAGACTAACATAAGCAACATTCATTCCTGCTAATGCCCAATTAACTGAAAAATTTTGTAAAAATAAACTTTTACCTGCACCGGATCCGCCAGCAAAGATTGTTATTTCTCCTCTATTAAGTCCGCCGTAAAGTTTTTGATCGATGGCTTTCCAGCCTGTGCTAACACTTCCTGCTTGATTTTTAATCCATAATAACCGTTCTTTTGGGTTTTCAAAGTATTCTATACCTAAATCTTTTACAAGTCCTACTTGGCTTGCTTCTTTAATTTTGTTTTCTACTACACCGTATTCTTGACTTTCTAACAAGTCAGTGCTTTCAATAATTGCTTTTTCTAATGCTTTGTGTCTACAAAATGTTTCAAATTCGTCTAAAAACCAATTGTGATGATCCACTGTTACATTAGGAATAGTTTCTAATGTTGTGCCTGCTACTGCACTTATTTGTTCAGGTGTTGGTATAGCATTATGCTTTTCGCTGTGGCTTTTAAATAGTTCTACTGCTGGACGTAATTTCATTATGAAATATTCTGGTTCCACAATATTTTGGCATCTTGCGAACAAATCCGGATCACTTAATAAGAACCTTAAAAATAGTTCTTGCGTTTCTTCATTGTAATTTTTAATATCTGTCATAATCTTTTCAACTCACTTAATATATATCTATAAATTATCCTGTGGCCTTCTTCGTTTGGATGTGCATCTGTATCACTTTCGACCATTGATGGATGGACAAAAATTTGCGAGAATGGTTTTACAAAATATGGAATAGGTAGTCTAGGAGTGCCAATTTTATATGGATTTCCTGCACCTTCCCAACCAGGAATACATCTGTCACTCATTGCACATAATAGTAATTTTATTCCTACAGCATTACAGACTATTTGTAATGTGTTGCATAATGAAGCCAATTGTAACTGTATGTCATCATATGTTGTAAGTTCATTTCTTACATGATGCACTATTTTAAGGTTATAAATTTCTTCTATGGGTCTTCCGTTTTGATCTGTAATTGTTTCCGGGTTATTATCATCTCTAATAAGACCAATTCCCATTTTATTTAATTTAGGGAGCATATCTTCAAGAACATAACGGTTAGGTATATATGCTAAGTAATCTCCCATTTCATTTATCCAAATTTCTCCTCTTTCAGGTGAACTTAATTGACATATAATTGTATCTATACTAGAGTCTTGCACTACCATCTTTCCGTCTTTTAATGTGGTATTTTGTTCTAGTGCTTTGCTAATACACATTCGTAAACTTCTAACAGAACTGCCTCCACTTAATGATTCGTTAATAACATTATAATCATCTTTTAAATGGTCGGGCCAAACCTTACCATTTCTATCCAGTAATGGAGGATGTCCTTTACTGAAACTACAACCATTTACATAGATATTTTTCATAACATTTTCGTTTTTACTTGTGCTTTTAATTTGTTGTCTGTTGAGTGATTCATAATACTAGCCACCGTTGCAAGTCTACCATATTTATTTACCGCATCTGCGGCGTCTTTACATTCTGCACTCCAAGGCGGGAAACTTACTTCCCAGCCAAGTGCAAGTGCTTGGTCAATTAATTGCTTACCTGCATCGTCTCTATCAGGACATAATATAATTCGTTGTCCTAATTTTTCAATTAGATGAGCCTGTTCTGCACTAACACTATTGCCTTGTATAGCAACTCCGTCTATAAGTATTGCATCAAACACTCCTTCAGTCACAATTACTATTTCTCTTTTACTATCTGCAAATCTATCTACATTAAAAACATAACCTTTTTGCATGTTGTGTAAATATTTTGCAACTCTTTTGTTAGGTGGATTTATGTGTCTTGCAGTCCAGCCAACAAGTTCACCATTGTAACTAAAGGGGACTATCAATCTATTAGCATATTGACTATTATCAAAATGCAATAATGGATATAGACCATATAATCCCCTTTGATACGCATACTTCTTGACTGGATGATTTTCTGGTAAATCTTCTATAGACTCAGCAAATTCAGGCAAGTCTACTTTTTTAAATTGTGATAATGTATAAACATAATCGTTTGTTTCTTCAAACTCTAATTCTTCACTATATTTAAGAAGTTCAATTTGCACTTTATGAAGTTCTGAAGCATCAACACCTAATGTTAATACAAGATCTTTAAATTTCTTACCTAGTGTTGGATTTGGGCTCCAGCCTGTTTTATAACCACAGTTAAAGCAATTAAAGGATATTTTAGGACCACTTGTTATTATGCCGCCTCTTTTTCGCCTGTCACTACACATCGGACAATCCAGAGTGGTCCATCCACTAGGAGTTTTATTTGTCCTTACAGGTAAATTATCAAAGACAAGTCGATGCACTTGTTCAACAAGAGAGTCTATATCCATAAGTGTATTATACAGGGATTATTGTATTATGTCAAGTATTAATTTCTAAGTAAAATCTTAGTAATAGAACTTGTTGTATTGGTTGGGAATGTTAAGCACCTAATCCAATTGGCGTTTACATTAAATGTTTCGTGTTTAATAACACTTGAATTTGATAATGCAACATTTGATATATTAAACCATTCACCGCTTGTATCGTCATTTCCGGGGGTGCCTTCTACAATACTGCCTTGTATTAAAACATTTCCTGTAAATGTTGACGGATAAATTGCTATTGAGTGTCTAGCATTTTGAAAGTTGCGATCTTGGTTACCATACATTGCACTTGTTGTAAAGATATTTGCAGTATCGCCTAAACTAACATTTGATACTTGAACAAAATTATTTGCTAGTTGTGTTACTACTGGTTCAATTACTGCATCTGCTTTTATCTCAATATCCATAGAAACATTGTAATTTTGGTCTGAAAAGACAGGAACATTTTTTTGTTCTGGACTGCTTTTGCTAATATACATTTTGTATAATCCGGAGTCTATATTCTGTATGTCGCCTTCATCTAAGTAAAGTTTAAATGTTCCAACATTGCTTGTATGTTCGCATTTTTTAGATACTAATCGTTTTTTAGTTGCTGGGTTTTGAATGTATGCCCATAACGTTTCCGAAAAAACATTTTGGAGTTTTCTGTCTCTATTTCTAACATTAAAGGTAAGTTCGTTATTAAAACCTTTATGTGCTATTAATTTTCTATTATTCATTGGCCTATTATCCATGTAGATTGCGTCAGTGGTAACCACAAGTTCCACCACATCGTCATACAAATAAAGTCTGTGATCACCATAACTCATATATTTATTAACCTTTATGCATTAGTATTTATCTTTTAAGATGGTAAATATCTACATGCAAGAAGACTATGAAGAAAAATTTCCATTTATTACAGGTTTAATGTATGGAGAACAAAAACACTATGGTATAGTAGTAAATTTCGATAATAGCATAATTACTTTTTATAACTTAGATAAAATTAAAGAAAAAGAAGACACAAAAGTATTATTAGAGTTAGGTGATACTTGGTGGTGGGAAAGCAACCGTTTAATGCCAATTGATGTTTTCCTGCATTATGAGATGAAACCTTTTAGGCCTTATTTGTCTACCTTTGTAATGAAAGACGTTACACATCTATTTGGTCCAATGACAACATTACAAAACTTATTAAAGAAACGTATTAAGAGAAGAGGTATTCAATTAATTAGGAAGATGCCTGATTAAGTTGTTCTACAATTAAATTTAACTGAACTATAATTGCCAAAGCATAGCCCATTGCGTGACTTTGCTTAAAGAAATATTCGTCTGTTTTAACCCATACATCTTTTTCTATTTTATTCCAGGTTTTCCCTACAAGATATCTTTTACCCGGTCTTATCATTGCAAGTATCATTGCTAGTTGTTCAATCGATGTAGGTGGATGTTGTTTTACAATATCAAAATGATTGTTTATATGGAATAACTGCTCAACTATTTCTTCATGTTTAAAAAGTTCCCATGTAGGTTCAGTTGTT